GTCCGTGCTATCCCATTCGGAAGTAAACTCCAGGTTCTGCTGCTCGAATGTCGCACGCCAGTAATTGCCAGCATAGTCAGTCAGAAAGAACCACTTCTCAGGACCGTTGACTGTCGTGTCAAAGAAAGTCTGAAAGACTTCCTTTTCCGGCGTGCTCAGGTTATCCCATGTCCAGTCTAGCAGGTACGTCGTCACGCCCTTGTCATAGTAGTAGCGCGTGCCACCAGCGCTTCGCGTGATCGCGCCGCGCTTCTCAACCGTAGGCGTAGAGTCACCGAGGTTAGGGTTGCTAATCTCGATTGCCGCGTCGCCGGGATGGTGGAATCTTACGCTCATTGGCTTCTAGGGTGATCCCGAGGTGGCCGTCTGCTTGCGGCCAACTCGCCGTTCAATCTCTGTAATAATTTTACTGACAACCTTGGTCGTGACTTTTTCTTTGACATTGACATTTACTGTCACGCTCTGAGGCCCTGTCTTGGTTCCCGATGTCCTGGCCGCAGGCGCGCCGGTTGCCGCAGGGGCCGCGCCTGCCGTCGCCGCCTTGGGCGTCACTTGCGCCGCCGCGATCTTGCCTTGCAGTTCCTTCTGCTTATTGATGAGCGTCTGCGTCAAGGTAATGAGGCGCTTGACACGCTCCTCACTCGTCTCCGTCTTTATGTCAATGGTGAGGTTCGCGGCTTGCAGCTTGAACTCCGCTATCTTGGCGGTCATTTCGGTCAACGTCGCCTGTGCGGTCTTGCGCTTCTCTGTCGTCTGGTCAAGCGCCTCCTGTGCAAGCTTCTCAGCGGCAGTCTGCGCGGCAGTCAAGCCAGAGACAGCCTTAGCCTCTCGCGCCTTGGCTGCAATTATCGCGGCCTCTGCGGCCTTCAGTTCCTGGCGGTTTTCCTTGAACTCTTCCTTGATCTTAGCGCGGGCCTTGCTAGTATCAGCCTCGCGGAATCGTTCCTTGAGTCTGTTCTGCTCTTCGCGTAGGCGCGCAATCTTAGACGCCATGCTGGTTTCAACGCCTACCGCGTCACGCTCGATACCTTCCAGCAGTGCCTTTGACCGCCCGCGAAGATCACCCGCGATGCCTGACTTGCCTTCGCCCTGGAACTCAGCGGCCTTCTTAGACAGCCTAGCCGCTTCCTTGAATGCCAGCTTTGCCGCCTCGCCGGGGCCAGCCTTGCGCTGCTCGCGTGTCAGCCGCGCCGCCGCTCCCTGCTCCTGGATGGATACTAGGTTTTGCAACGCGCTACGCTCTGCCGACGCCGCATTGTCAAGCTCGCTCTGGCGCTGGCGCTGCATGCTAGTCAATGATGCGAAGTGTGACCGGAAGGCGGCAGTCCGTTCTTTCAGCAACGGCTCGGTTTCCTTCGTCACCTTGGATAGCTCGGTCGTCATGTCAAGGAGTGCAGATGCGTTTTTCTTGGTGCTACGGTTCAGTGCCTCAGTCGTTTTGGTAAATAGACCCGATGCTTTAGCCGCGTTCCGCATTTCAACCGACAGGGCTTTCGAGGATATCGTGGTCTTAGCGAAACCCATCTCCAACAAGCCCAACGGGTCTATCACCCGGTAAGCGATATACAGCCAATACTTGAGCTCGTCAGCGTTTTCCTTGACTATTATTGATAGCGTTCGCATCCCACGCGCCCACGCTACCAGACCGTCACCAACAGGCCCTTGAAGTATACTTCCAAAGTCAATTAGTGCGCGGTTCACCGAAGCCAAGGCTTTCTTCCACTTGCGGTCAAGCGTGTCAGCCATCGTCTTAGCGGCATTCTTCGCGGCGCCTGCATTGTTCGCCATTTCCCGCAGAGCCTTGTCGAACTTCTCTGCGCTTGAGCCGGCAAGCAATAGCGCGGCAGGCATGGCACGGATGTTAGGGATTAGCTTGGCAATGTTGGTATTGGGGTCACGTAGAGCCGCCCCAAGCTCTTTCATAATCCCTTGCAGGCCCTTGGCGCGAAGCGCAGCCATGCCAAAGCTGACTCCCGCCTCTTCCAACGCCTTTGCCGCGCCTTCTGCCGGGTTTATGAGTGAATTGATAAGCGCCCGCAGACTGGTAACAGCTTCGTTTGTGTTCATACCTCCTAGCGTAGTAGCAACAAGCGCCGCATTCAGTTCCTCGAACTTGATCCCTACGTTTGCCGCTATCGGCATGATGCGCCCAAGAGCGCCAGACAGTTCCCCGATGCGTGTTCGCCCTAGCTTGACGGTCGTGAAGAGAATGTCATTGACTCGCGCCGCGTCACGGGCAGAAAAGCCATAGGCATTCATGGCAGCGGTAAGGACGTTGACTGCGGTTTCCTGGCTCGTCAAGCCCGCGATTGCCAGTTCGTTAGCACGGCGCATCACGGTCATAGCGTCTTTAGTGTCTGTGATGCCGCTTGAAACGGTCTGATAGAAGCCCTTGGCGTTATCCTGAGCTGTCGAGCCAAACTGCTCTGACAGGCTCAGGAGGTCATTGCTTATCCGCGCCATGCCCTTCTTTGACACGCCCGCAATGGTTTCAATTTCGGCCAGCGCCGTCTCAAACCCAGCAGCGGCCTTGAGCGCCGCCAGCCCAATACCAGCCACAGCCGCCCCGATGGCAAGCGACGATCCAATGACAGCCTTAGACGTTGTGCCAGCCTTGTTAGCAACGCCCTTCATGCCCGCGTGGAAGCCGGTCGTGTCTGCGCTCACAACCGCCGTCAGCTTTCGCAGGATTGTTGCCATTATTCGGTCTCGCTCGCTTCACGGTCACGCAGCATCACGAAAGCTATCATTGCGCGTTGGACACCGGCCTCGTATTCGTAGAACTCTATCGGGCTGATGCTGAACGCCGCAGACGCTACGAAGGCCCAGTAGTGCTCGGTTCGGCCTTTTGGGAGGCGCTTGCCAGTCCCTTCTCCCGCGAGAAAAAATCCGCTTGCGCCTTATCGACGTTCTCTTTGCTCAGGTTGCTTACACGGTACGCCGCGTCACGCATGATGGCCCAGTCGCCAATCGACACACCGAAGGCGTCGAACTCGGCAAGAATCGCCTTGGCGTACTCTACGCCTTTGCCTTTGACATACTTGGCCTCAATCTGCACGTTCGGATCACCCCGCAACGCCATCACAATCAAGATGGCGTTTTGGTGCTTGTTCGCATCCTCGACGCGACGCCTAAACTTGGGATTCTCCGTATCGTACTTCTTGACTGGCGAGCCATCGGGATTCTTGAGCGTGGCCCCGGTGGACGGGTCCGATTCAATCCCGATGTACTTAGCTTCCGGGTCAGGCACCATCTCGGCCACGGTCTGCAACATGCCAACGGGCCACGCCTGCATGGTCAATACGATGTCATCCCCATCATGCCGGGGAATCACTACGCGCTCAGTCGCCAACTTGCCAGCCAAGCCATTGATCTTCATAGGTCCATCCTTCCATTGTAAGGGTCTAGGCGGTCGTGGTGGTGGTAGTAGTGGTGGTAGTCGTCAGGTCAACGCGGGTCGGCAGCGGCAGCTTGTTCATAAGCGCTTTGCCTTCAATGCCCAGCGTCGATACGGGGCTACCGTCCTGGTAGCTGAACGCGGGCTTCGGAACTTGCGTGAACACAACTCGCTCGCCGTCAGCGCCAGAGCATGGGGCCTTCAGCTCAAAGCGTACCGTCATCGTGTCAACGTCCGTACAGGTCAGGTTTGTGCTCACCCATGCAGCCGCGCCGCCGATGAAACGGAACACCTCGTAAGGGCTCAGAGTCTCGCCGGTGTCGGCAACCAGATACTTGAAATTGATCGTCGCGCTGAATGTGACCGGCTCTTCAACGCCATGACGCCACTGCGACAGCACGCCGCGATCCATGATTGCTTCGATGTTGTCAGGCTCATCCCAGGAAAAGCCTGAGTCATCCTCGCCAACGATCGTCACCGAATTTCCGGCCTTGTCAAGCAGAACGATCCTACCGTCTTTCAGATTCCTATAAGGTGCCTGTGCCATCGGACTTCCTTTCCTAGTTTAGTGGTGCGACACTGCCTTCGGCGCTTACCGTCCACTGCTGAAGCGGTACGCCTTTGTTGATGTGCTGCACGGTCCCAAGGTTCACGACTTCTGGGTCTTGGAACCGACCGCAGCCAATCACTGATTCATCGCCGCCATACTTAGCAACGTCAAAGCTCGCGTTCCGTAGCAGGTCCGCAATCTCGCTTGCAATCCCTACTACGTCGTATGTGTCTACGCTCGCAGGCGTTTGGTTTCGTTTCGCAAAGCAGTTCACGGTCACTGCTATGTAAATCACGCGCTCTTGGGGCCGCGTCGGCTGATAGGTAAAGTCAAGCCAAGGCTCTATCCACGTCGCATCCGATGGGCTTTCTACGCCGCCTGGGTGGATGTTGCCAGTGAAGTTGGCGGCCAGCCAGACGTTGAATGAGGCTTGAATGTATTGAACGTCAAGAACGCTCATAGGACACCTCGCCATTTCAGCCTGAACTCCCGCTCCGTAGTCTTGTTGGTCCGCATATACCGCATGGCATGTACCAGTACGCCGCTCGGGGCTTGTCCGCTATGACCGGCCTCAAGATAGATCGCGTAGTCTACGCCGTTCGTCATCTCAACATACGGCTTCTTACCTCGCAGCCGAATCTTCGTACTGCCTTCTGACCGTCCCTTTTTGATTGCGGCGGAGTCTCGCGTCTTGGTTATCTTGAATCCAAGACGCCCGCCAAGCGCTCTAAGCGATGTATCCCACGCTGCACGGCTACGGCCAGATTTCACCGGCCACGCTTTGATTACAAGGTGCATTAGGTCTATGGATATTTTCCTAACCGCCGCGCCGGTTGCCATATCGCTACGTGGCACAAGGACGTTTTGGATATGCCACGAGAACTTTGCATTCTCGCGTTCCATCCTACGCACGGCACGGCGTACCTTTTTACCCATCTTAGGCATTGTCGCGTGTCACCACCCAGTAGGATCGCTTCGTCGGGTCAAGGGAAACGCTCAGAATCCGGTGCGTCACCAAGTCCTCAGTGATCCAGTCGTTTTCGTCAGGGGCCCATACCGCGTCAGCAACGCGCCAGATAAAGCGGCGGTCACCGTATTCGTAGCGGCCATGCGACTCCTGGACTTCTAGCCGCGTCAAGGTCTCTACCAGCGCCGTCAGCGTCTCGGTGGTAGTGGCCTTGGTGGCAACGCCTGTAGCGGGCACAAACGTCTGAGCGCCAGCATAGACGACCGTGATGCTCACGCCCGAATCGTCAAGCGTTAGCTGCAAGTCGGCGTCATATTCTGCGTCGCTCAGGATGGCCATTACACATCATCGTCGTCAAAGACAGTGGCGACTTCCACAGGGATAGACACCAGAAGCTCTTGATAGTATTTCAGGAGCGCCACCAAAGCGGGCAAGTCGTACCGCTCAAACTCACGCTCGCCGATTTGATACCGCTTGATCTGGCCGGTCGCCATTGCGTTGATCGCGGTTTGGATCGCAGCAATGTACGCCAGTATCTGAGCCTCAGTTAGTGTCGGCATTGTCTACGTTCTCCGCTATCACCTTGAGCACGTCGGTCAACCGCCTAGTCTCTGTGCGGATCTGTTTGCTAGCGATCATCAATTCGGAGATTGCAATCGCAACCTCCTCAGTCAGTACAATGACCTGGCCGGCGTTCTTTCCGCTGCACTCAAGGTGATATTCTGCCATGGGTCTAGGCTGTGTTCTGGACGACATAGACGTCGTCGATGGCGCTGATTCCGCCGAAGTAACGGGTCTTGTAAGTCACGATGACGTCCTGGACGGTCGCCAACTGCGGCAGGCGCGTCCGTGTGACCTGCAACGGCCAGATTTCCTGCCAGACAAACTCTCTGGGGAAGTTGCCAAGGTACCAAGTCGTGCTCGACTGGGCGTCCACAAGCGGGCTTGACAGCACGGTCAGGCCGGTCACGGGGTTACTGCCAATGGTCGTGATCGTCGCGCCCGAAGTCGTGCGGACTTCAGTTGCGTTGACTACGCGCTTGGCGGTGGCGTCCAGAGCATACGGCACAAGCAGCGTGTTCGGCATGGAGACAATCAGTTCGCCCTGATCGTCCGTCATGTCCGCGAAGACCTGCATTGCGTTGTCAATGTCAGTCCAGTCAACCAAGGCGTTCGTCGCCAGCCGGTTGATGATGTTCGAGTTGGTGCCTACCGCCACGCGGTACAGAGCCTCTGCGGCGCCCTGCGGGCTGAAGACGGTACTATTGGCGTCCGTCACGCCCTCGATGATGAGATTCTCGCGATGGTAGCGGGCCTTCTCACCGATGCCAGACGCACGCATGAGAAGCTGGCCGGTCTGGTCGAACAGGATCGCTTCCTCAGTGACGTTGAGCAGGCGACCGTACTTGTTGGCCTCGCTCGTGCTGTACTTGTCCTGAAGTTCGCTCTCCTCATACGGCATACCTTCCAGGACTTCCTTCGGCTGCTCAGTGGCCTTGAATCCCGCGTATCGCTCCGACTTCCGGCGCGACTGCATGACGGAGACAAGACTGTCACCGATGGAAGGCACAAGCGTGTACGCTTCCGTGATCTTCTGCGCGAGCAAGACGCCGATGATGTCCGAGAATGCGTTGGAGTCAACGAACGCCTCAGTCAGGAACGTCAGGCCCTTGCCATTACCCAACACGTCGCGGGGGTTGCCGATGGTGTCCTCGAACACTTCGTACAGCGAGAAGTCATCCGCACGCTGCCGTCCGGGGTCAAGCTCGCCCTTGTCATCCTCGCCGAGAAAAGCCTCAGTGAGGATTTCCAGGCCCTTCTCAGGGCCGTGGGCCTTGTACGCATTTACGACTTTCTTCATGCTCAACTTGGGCATGACTTATCCTTTCAATCAATGCCACAGGCCAGACTAGACGGTCGTGGTCGTGGTGGTGGTGGTGGTGAAGCAGCAGGTCAGGCTCTGCAACGTAGATTCCAACTTGGCTCTTACCTCGACTTTGGCAGACGCCTCGCGGTAGGCCACACGGCCAATCGCGCCGGTCACGCGGTTAGTAGCGACTACGGTCTGATCCTTCAGCGCATTGCCAGCGGCCTTGGCGGGCGCAACCTTATCGCCAACCTCCCAGGTCGCCGACGCACAGATCATCGCGAACACGCCGTCCGTGTCGGTTCTCAGTTCGTCAGTGTCGCCGCTGTCGGACTTCTGCGCGGCAACGCCGGCATACAGCTTCTTAAACCCGCGCTGTGTCGTTTCGAGGTCCGTGTCCCACGTGAAGTCGGACGCGGCCTTGACACTCGGCACGCTGCGATCAAACCACGTCAAATCCCCGCGCTCGATTACGGACGCGCTGGCAACGGGCCAGTAGCGGGCCTGTTCGTACTCAGTCCTGTGTCTCATCACATCGCTCATCGTATCGTCTCCGTAAATCTCGTGTGTGTGGTGTTAGACCATGCACTCCGCAAGGAGCGACTTTGTGTCCGTGCTTCCGTTACCGCCCGTCTTGCGGATACTGCCGCCGCCATCGTGGACAACCGCCGATTCGACCAGCGCCTTGCGGTCTGCAATCGCGGCGTCGATCTTCTCAGCGTCCATTCCTTCCAGGCTCTCGCGGAAATGGTCCGTGATGGCCTCTTCGGGCAGCTTGCTTTCCGTCAGCTTCTCAGTAATCAGCACGCGCCTAAGAGCGACGGCCTGCGCGGCTTCGTGCTCGTCATTCTTCGCGGTCGCCTCTTCCAGCTGCGCGGTAACGTCTGCAACCTTCTGGGTGGCTTCCGTCAGTTCCTTGTCCTTGGCGGTGTCCGCCGTCGCGGCCTTCTCAATCGCATCGGCGATGTCGGGCCGCTGTTCCCTAAGCTCAGTCAGGGTCAGCTTGCTAAAGTCCATTCGATCATCCTCCGTGTCGGATTCCTGGCCCTCAAAAAGGCCGTTGGTAGTCGCGCCTTGGGTCACTGCGTCAACACTGGCAAGCGCCGATATGCTTTCGACGATGTTCGGCTTCTGCTTTGTGTTGACGGCCCCTTGGGCGGATATGCTGAAACATATCAGGGATGGGTTTTTCTTGGCGTCCTCAAGCATCCAGTCTTCCTTCGCGGACACGCCAATGTCTGCCGTCACATGATCCGCGTGAACCTGCGGATTGCTGAACACCCCGCATACCTCTCGCAGACTCCGGCCTTTGCCACGCTTCCCTGGTTCGATGTGGTCAATGTATGCCCTCGCGCCGTCCAGCTTCTCGGCGATATCATGCAACGCCTTGTCCGAATACACGCGGCCATTCTTGGATGTGCGATTGATGATGCGGACGCCGCGAATGGTGTTCGTCGCTTCGTCTACTGTCAAGTCCGGCTGGCCTTCCACGCGCTCTGTCAGCTTTGTGTCGATCATAGTTCTGCTCCTTCGGCAGCCATTCTGTCCGCGCTTTTCTCGATAGCAGGTATTGTCCTGACCTTGCCATCATTTACGAAGTTACGCAGTTTTAGCTTGCCTGTCAAGAATATTCTTGTCTTCACTGGCCCTAATATCTCGGTCACGGTTGCCACGGTTTGCCCTTTCAGCCATGTACCATAGTCGCTAGGCTTCGTTACGGGTCCGGCGAATACCGCCTTATCTTTCTTAGAAACTCCGTAGAAGTCACGGCTTCCCCGCGTAAATGGTACGTAGACACAACGGCAGCGGGGATGCTGTGGGATGAAGGGGCGACTCTCGACGGAAGGTAAGCGATTATAGTAGAACTTGCGCCCATCATCGGCTATACATATCTGGCAAGTGCGCCTGTCAAGCGTTGACAGATACTCCACGCCACGGATCACGTCCTTGTTAGCGTTATACGTGTCGTACATGACGCGCGTCGATACGTTGTGCACTTCGGTTCGCGCAATTGTCTCGGCACGCCTTAGCGGGATATCCCACACCTTGCGTATGCGCCGCTGGATCTTATCCACGCCCTCGCCTGCCGCCACGCCTGCGGCCAGTTCGCGGCGTACCGCCTTGCGTACGTCTGCCGACATATCCGTTATGCGTTCGGTCCAGTTGATCCCGTTGATGTCGCTATTCAGTAGGCCAAACGCCTTGGCGTCTGATATGGGCCGGTGGAAGTCAGGCTTGATAATGACTTCGTCGATACGGTGCATGCCGCCCACGGCATCCCATATGGACTGAGGCACGCCACGCCATATGATGTTGCCCACGATGCGTTGCTCGGCGTTAGCTTGGTCCAGGAGGTCATTGCCCAGTACGGACCCCATGTCCAGTGCTGATTGCTGCACAACCCCCATGATAGCGTCAAGCGCGGCCTCTGCGGTCCTGTTGGTAGCTCTGCCGGGCCATGAGGCAACGGTGGCCAGGGCACGCGGCAACGATTGGCGCCAGATGCCTACGATAGAACGCGCCAGGCCGTTTTCTACGCCGACCAGACGCGCTCCGTGTGCGATTATTTGGTCATGCCATCGCTGGCTTGTGCTGTCTGCCATGCGCTATTCTCGTTTGATAACGTCCTTCAGGATGGCGGTATTTGTGAAAATGAAAGCACAACCGGCTCCGCCAAGCCACCCGGCCCACGAGGGGCCGCCTAGCAGTACGGTTGTACCCCAGACCGTCGCGCATACAACAAACGACAGGATATTGATTGCTATCATATTGACCGTCTCTCTCTCACTAAGCATCACTCCATCCTTCCATTGGTTGTGCTGTCACTTCCGGTCTCTGTAACAGTCGCCATTCAGCTTTGCCGCGAACTTATCAAGGCGTGCTGCAATAGCACCTGGAGCCCAATACGTCTTGAAGTCT